AAGCAACATATAATTTTGTAACCGACCCTGCTCCTAACTTTTTTCTTTCGCTTTCTATGTATTCGTTTAGTTGTTTAGCAGTAGCATCTTCTACTTCCTTTTCATGTTTTGTTTTATCTTTACCTGTAAAAATTTCCTGCCTATATGCCCATGCTCCTGGAAACATATTTGGATTTATTTGTATAATTTCACCTGAGACACACTCACCCCTAGCAATATAGTCGGGGGGACACTCAGTAAGATAAGGTTTAGATACATTAGATCCTTGAGCATCTGTTATTCGACATTTTATAGGATCGGAATATCTCCACCCCCCAGAAGCATCTTCTACGGCATCAGAAAGTTTTATTTGATAGTGACCGAAAGGCACCATACGATTTTTGTTTGGATTTTGGTTTGGAGGAGATCCGTTCCAATCCAATCTTCTAGGCCAAGTAGTTCTTCCTGCATAGTCAGGAGTATAACCTACTAGAACTGAGTCCGTTTTTGCATCGTTTTCTTCTTTTACCGCATCAAAATTTTCTCCGTAAGCGTCCTGATACCAATCGCTATAAGGAGAATCCAAAAAATCGTCTTTTGTTTTTAATTCATCTAAATCTACAGAAAAGGCTTCCATAGCCATACCTTCCATAGAAGCATGTTTTAAAAATCTATTCTCAAACTCTACTTCAGGATCTATAAACTTTATCACAAAAGTAGGAGCATTTCCTCCCGCACCACCATCTCTATAACCATAGCTATGCTCAAAACTTACTATATTTCTAGGACTTTGATATCCAAATAAATATGCTTCAGGATGACCCTTTACATAAGTAGTAAAATCTCCAAAATCACTACTCTTTTTGAAGATAAAATCTACAGCACTTGCCTCAAAAGATACTAAAACATTAGCTCCTACGGTGCCTCTTTGAAAGTCCTGCAAAACTTAGTCCTTAGGTAATAGTAGCTGATTTCCTACTTTTAGAGCTTCAAAAGGATCATTAAGACTATTAATAATCATTAGCTTCCACCACGAATCAGTATCTCCAAAAAATAGTTGTGAAATAAGATCAGGTCTAGCTTCGTATCCTGCGGGAACTCTACCTAAAGCAAACTCTCCTTTGGATGCGTCCTTAATGTAATTATCAAAGGATTCACTTCCTAAAGTAGATATAACTGTTTTCCCCTTATGAAAATAGGTAACTGCTCCTTGTTTATACCTTGAAGTTTCTAAAGGATTTGCGTTTGAATTTGAAAAAACCATAATATTGCTCTTAACTGTTTAGTATAGGAAGAACATCTAAAGTTCCACCAATTTGATTATCGTTACTAGTTAAAACAGCTTCCCAACCAGCCAAATTTTCTCCCTCAATAGAATTAACTTTAGAAGCATTAAATTGACCAAAATCTCCTGCTCGTATTTCTTTTAATTCCATATCTATTTTTATTACTCTAGGTATCATAGTATCTTTATCATACCCCGTGTTTGGGTCGAAAGCTATACTATAATTAGTAACAATACAAGGAATATTCCTATAAAGTATTCCATGAGTCAGTTTTACAATAGGAGGACCAAATACGGGGTTCTGTACATTATTATAGACTGAAGATCTAATTATATCAATCCAATACACTAATAAATCCTTAATAGTATCACTCCCGTCCACCTTAGAATCATGCCACCACGCTTCATATCCTTCTGGTGTAAGAGGATATCCTAATTCTTGTAATGGAAGTCCTTCTGTCTGTCCAACAAAAGGAGTAGGACTATATTTTTTAGTGTAATCAGAAGATTTAGGACCAATCGCATCATACGCTCTTCCTTGGGATCCAGCAAAAAAAGATTCTTTAGCTTCTTTTGTTCCCATAGTTTTAGGAGATAGACGACCTCTATCTGTATTTAACATAGCAGCTAAATGGGGAAGAGTTAAGTTGAAAATAAGATTAAACCCTCTAGCATCTGATCCTAAGTAAGCAAACAACTCACTAGCTCTGCTTGTCGGTTTATAGCTTGCGTATCTTGCTGTTTTAGATTCTCTAATCTCGGGATCTTCAAAGAAAGGAAGTCTCAATATTCTAGGAGGAGCCGTAGGATCTATTTCGTTTGGATATTCAAATTGAAGATATGATTTTTGTTCTAATAAAGAACTTTTAATCAAGTTTGTTTTCATAGATTCAGCAGCGGTAGTCATAGATCTCACTACACCGTTCCTAATTCCAATTCTAGTTTCCTCCATCCCTACAACGGTATTTCCATTAAGATCCATAAATCATCCCCCTTCTGCTGTTTCTATACTGTTATTTGCTGCCATCTCTGCTGTATTTACTTCAATACTTTCATTAGTTTTATTACCAGCCTCAATAGCACCAGCCAGTTTATCTATTGAAGCTTTCATAGAACCTCCATACAGTTGATCTTTCATTGCTGACCTAAGTTCTTCATTTGTAATTCGCAAATAAGAAGTAGACTTATTCATACCTTCATTAAAAGCACCAATTTCAGCCTGTATTCTTTCTTCCTGTCTTTTATGTAAATCATCTCTAATAGCTTCATCTCGTTGATAAGCTCGTTGTTCTTGTCTTTTCTTCCAATATTGTAACCCTTCCCATGCAAGAACTCCAACAGTTAATATTTGTCCTGCTACTGGAACCATATTAGCTGCGGCTACTCCAGCTAATCTTTTCCCCATAAAACTCCCGAATGTTTTAGCTGCGCCCCTACCAAATATTCGCTTTACTCCTGGACCTATAGCTTTACTAGTTCCTTTTAATAATCCAGATGCTCCTTTAGAAAGAGCCCTATCTAATCCAGATCCCTTTCCTAAAAATTGACCAAGTTTGCCTACTCCAGGTATCTTTTTAAACATCTTACCCATTCCTCCGTCTGGAATCATCTTCGATACTCCACCTAAGAGGTCTTCAGTTTGAATAACATACATGGGGTTTCCTTGAGTTCCTAGCTTACCTCCTCCCATGCCGAGAATACCTCCCCCTCCTCCTTTATCCTTTCCGAAACCATACTTAAAGGCTCCAAATATACCTTTATCTTTACTAAATAAAGTAGTAATCATGGGGAGTAACCCAGCAGCTAAACCAGCCGCACCCATAGCTCCTGCTCCTCCTATATCGGCTCCTAGCCCCATAGAAGCTCCTCCAAGACCCACACCAGCCAACCCTAAACCACCAGCCATACGCATAAGATCAGGACCACCTTTTGTGGTTGCTCCTGCTAACATTCCTCCAAGACCCCTCTTCATAGCAACCGCAGCAGCGGATATCATTACACCTTTAAGAATTCCTTGAAGGATAGGAACAAACTTTTTAACTTGATCAACAAGTACAGGTATATGTTCTGAGAGAGAAACTTTAATAGGAGTCATAATCTCATCTTTAAGTAGAGTTAATGTTTTATTCCATTCTTGTGATATTTCTACTTCTTTCCTTTGCTCATCAGTCATGGCTTCTTGTTGCTTAAACAACTGTAAAGCAGCAACGGCACCTTCTCCGTATAGCCTACCAAGCTGATCCATAGCTACCGTCATGTTTACCCCATTTGATTGCATTTCCGAAACAATTCCTTGTAATCGAGAACCTTGTTTCATCGCCGCTTCACGCAACATATTGGCATTAACATTTCCTGTCATTACTTCATGCTGTATATCTTGAACTCCTCCAAGCACAGCTTGAGAAACAGCAGCACCTCCAACTGCGGTTAAAGATTTTGTAAATTGCGCTACTAGTTTTTCATTTCCAGCACCCGCTTGGGCAGTAAACTCTGTTACTGCGTTAGTCATATCCTCTCCAATACCTAATGCAGCAAAGGTTCCAAAATTACTAGCAAGTGCATCCAATCCAGCTACCAAACGATCAGTAGATATCCCATACTGCTGACTGAGAAGAACCATATTTTTAGAGGACTTATCAACAGCAGCAGCATCCATACCTAAATGCGTCTCCATCCTTCTCTGCGCTCTAATTAATCCAGTAGTATTTCCTCCTAAAGCCTCAGTACGAGCCGCAGCTATAGAGGTATGCTTTCCTAAATCTTTCATACCAATATCAGTTTGCTGCATGGTAGTTTTAAGGTTAGCAGTAAAACCACCCATAGCAGTACTCATATCACCTGGGAATTTACCAATTACTTCATCAACCTCCATCCCCAGTTGAAGGGCTGAGTTTTGGGTCTCCATTGCTGTCTGCAATCCTTCTCTTAAAGCAGTTGATAATAAATTAATAGGACTAGCAAAATTTTTAATATCGGTTGAAAATTTCCCCCCCAGGGTGCCTATGGAATCATGGAGGCTCCCCATCACGCCCCCTATAGTTTTCTCAGAAGCAGAACGACCTTGTAAAGCTTTACTATTTGCTGCTAATGCCTTTGCTTGCCTACCATAAGCAGGATTACCTTGAGCTAAAGCTTTATTTAAATTAGAAACAGCTTCTGTTAAGGCCAAACTTGCTGCTACAGCTTGTTCATCATTCTTCTGGGGCATTTTCGGTTTCCTCTCTCTCTGAAATAGCTTTTTGTGCTTCTGTTAGATTTATATTCCAACAAAACTCCATTCTATCTAATCTATAAGTTCTATAAACTCCTGATCCTAATACTGCAAATAATCCCTTCTTTACTTTTTGAGATATATTTTTTAGCTTCTTCCTATTTTTATATAGGGTTTTAAGAACAATATCAATAACTGCCTTAGAGGAATACTCAAGTCTGAAGCAAGCTACGATAACAGCATGAGTAGTTCTGGTCCTCCTAATTCCTTGAGGTTCGTACTTTGAGGCAACAACTAAAATAACTCGTTCTCTACCACCAGCAAACCTGCCCATAGTACTCCTCATCTGACCACCAGGAGTATAATTAAATATTATTATCTCTCCAGGTCTAAATCTGCTAGTTAGTCTGGGTATTCTAGCAATTATAGTACTAATCTCTTGTTGTTCAGAGAATATAACCTCAGACGGTGCCCGTTCTGGGGAATAACTTTTTAAAAATTCTTGAATTGTTGGTGAAAATTGAGTCATGGGTTTCTATCATATTATATATATATTCAAACATGAATGACTCTCTAGATATAGAAATTATTGATTTTATTGATTTAATAAATCATACATTGAGTAATTCATTTATTGAGTTATGGAGATATAAGTATTCTGAAAAATTTATAAAGCACTTTCAAATAAAAATACTTCATTCTCTTTCTAACCAAAAACCTCTTAAACTTAAATCTTTGTATGTTTACTTAACAAAGAAATGTAAGTACTCTGAGGAGCAGGTTGATAACTTCTTTGATTCTATAAATATAGATCTTTACAGACCCCTTATAACAGGAAAAATAAAATGATTAACTTCTTAAAAGATATGGCTTTGGCTAGGTGGATTTCTAGCGATGCGTTTGAAGATTCTTTAGATTGGACTTGGCAAGTCATCTACTTCATTATTTCGTTAATGTTCTTTTATGTTATCGCTTCTACTGTTTGGATTGTGAATTTTTCTTAGCTTCATCTAGTCGTTTCTCGACTATGTTAGCTGGATGGAATAAAGGGCAAACATACTTGTACCCACACCAGTTACAGTACTGGTTCTGATTAGGGCACATATCAGCGTTCTTGCTCTTCCTAATCTTCCAGACCTCATCGACTTTCTTCCGCAGATAAGCAGCTATCTGTGCGTTTGAATAGTTTACTGATACCAAAGTATCTGTGAGAGGATAGTAGTGGGCTACTGTAATATTCTCTATGGGTGTTTCATACAGTTTATGAACCGCAAAACAGTATCCCTGGAGTTGATCGTCTTGAAACAGATCAAACTTAGTTTTTTGTCTCTTACTTGTTTTGTAATCAATAACCAAGTAACCTCCATCCTTTCCTCTAATCACCCTATCAATGATGCCATTGACAGAGATATCGTCTTTAACGGTTACTTCATACACTTGCTCAGTAGCCCCTGCTTCGGCAAGTTTAGAATTGAAGTTTAGGAAATTTCTTAGACAGATATCAATCTTAGGAGTGTAGGAAGAATTAAACTTATATTTACTCTTCTGTTCCTTAGCGTGTCCCTGTAACTCTTCTAGAGTTTTACAAGCAACACCCTCTTCTAAAATTTTATGGATGTAAGATCCAAAGTGAAGTGCGTCCCCATTTGTCTGATCCTGAGGAACTCGTTTAACATAGCGATATAAATATTTTAGCTTACACTCTAAAAATGTGTTCGCTTTCGACTGTGATATAGTGGTACAAAACATGATAGCCTCCACCGTAATTATAGAGTACTTAACTTCAAAATTTGAAGGTATAGGTAAATTCTCATCTAATGAGCAAGAATTCTTAATTCCCTCTATATTTAGAGATAATGATTCTCGACTTAAACTAAGTATTAATGTTGATACAGGGCTGTGGCAAGATTTTCTTTCTAGTGAGACTGGTAATTTTATTCAACTCTACTCCATTCTTGAAGGAAAGAGTTATCATGCTTCTGAATCAGAACTCTTAATTAAGAGTCTCTTTAAAAATGATACCAAAAGAATCCCCCAGATAAAAGAAAAGATTAACAAAGAATCTAAGTTCTCTTCTAATCTTATAAAAATTAATAGTTCCTCCTGTTACTCAGAGGAACCCCTAGTCCAAGAAGCGTGGTCTTTTCTTTTTGAAAGAAAATTATTAGATTTAAAAGAAGATAAACTTTTCTATTTTGTAGAAAAAGAAGGAAGGTACAAGAATAGGCTGATCATTCCTTTTTTAAAAAATGAGGTAATGTTTTATTTCCAGGCCAGAGCCTTAGGTGATGCTTTCCCCAAATATCTTAATCCGTCCGTAGACGAAGACATTCTAAAGCCTTCTACCATACTATACCCATATGATGAGGCAGGAGCTTCCCTAGTCGTCTGTGAGGGACCTTTCGATGCTATCTCTCTACAGTTACAAGGAATTAATGCTACCTGCACAATGGGCTGTAGTGTCTCTGAGATTCAGATGGAAATACTTAAAGACTTTGAAGGGGAAATCATTTTAGGGTATGACAACGATACAGCAGGATGTAGAGGGATTCAGAAATTCGATAGATTACGCAAATGCAAGATGTTGGGAGAGATCTCTGTATGCACTCCTCCTCCAAGATTCAAGGACTGGAATGAGGCTCATGTAAAGGATTTTGATCTAAAGAAGTGGATAGACCAAGAATCAGTTAAGTACGATTACGAGTATAAGATTCTTAATTCTCTTTAGAATTAATTAAAAGGGTCTCCCCCACCTCTTTTACACCACGGTTCAACTTCTCTACATGTTTTCTTTTGTGGATCTTTACCTCCAGGCCAAGAACTAGTAGAATCCATCCAATCCAGCCAAGAAATAATAATGTTATCCTTTTCTGTATTCGTGAACTTCAGATCTTCCCCAGCCTCATATAGCAGTTTAGCCCAATCAGGCATACTATTATACTTTCCTGAACCTGTAATAGTCCCCCCTGCCCGTGGGATAAACCATTCTTGGAAAACATTGCAGGGTCTTCTAGTACACTCATTACATTCCTTAGAAAACCATAGGTCTAGGGTAACCACATCGGTTTGTTCTGCCCCTCCAAACCCCGCATGTTCCCCTTGGACACCCCACTCACCATTGGACCAAGAAGCAGGATAAGAATCCGTAGCACAACTCATCTTTTCCTTCCCCCAAGCAGTATAAGAAAACACTCCTGAAGCAATGTCTTTATAAATCTGTATTGACATCCACCCTGCATGAATACAAACACAATTAGATTCCTTTCCTGATTTCTGATCACTAGTATTTTGGGCTGCCTCGGCTATGTACTTTCGTCTAGCCATAGCCGTTTGCATAAGGTATCCGTTAGGTATATTAGCCATAATAAACTCCTTAGAGTATCACTAGGGTAGGATTCCAGTCTGGACAGTATATCTGAGCCACAGTATTAACTGAAGCATTAAATTGTGAGAGCCAAGTAGCAGAGGTATCCTGTCCGTTTGGTAAATCATACTGACCTGGGAGATACGCTGTTATAGAATCTATAGTGTGATTACATACCCCTTCTTCTCCATCTATTCCAGATACCCTAGTATATCCAGCAGAAACAGTATACAGAAGTCCAGATGTACCCCAACCCCCTGAAACACTATCTGAGAAATAATCTATATCGTGAAATAAAGTTAATCCACTCGCAAAAGAATGATCTCCTATTTGTTTGCGAGTAGTTACATCCATATGATATAGAATCCAAGAACCTTTTATGGATCCACATGAGGATGCTATTAAGTCGTCTTGCCACTCCCACACTCTTTCCCACCACCCATTTAGCGTTTGGGTGGTTTCTGTCCATATCATGTACCCAGTACTGCTGGTGTTTCCAGAAGTACTCATACCCGTTCCAGGTCCATACCTGTTTACGGCTTGTATAGGGTGGAAGGGATCGTCGGGCATTGAGGGCATAATATATTTCTCCTATTATACTAATATATAGTTTTAAAAATTAGAAGAAATATATTATTTTACTATAAAATGGAAAAGAGGACTAAGAATTAATTCATCAATTAAATTAAATTTAATCTGAGCAGTATATGTTCCTGTTACTGATCCACCACCACTAGCAGAAAGAACTGTTTGAATAGAGGTAGTATCTAAAGGAAATACTACAGTATTGTCAGTTGTAATACTGACAAGTCCACTTACTGTTGCATTATCAAAAGCAGAAACAGTTACCCTTGACGGTAAATTCACATCTTCATTTAATTTTACAATTTCTACTTGAGCGTTTGTTATAGCAGACTCTTTAAATATATTAATAACACCCTGATCTATATTTCCATTTTCTACTGTAATATCGTTTGTAAATTTAAGATTAATTTTAGATCCTATTTTTATGTGCCTATTTGCTAGGTGAGTCCTAGTTTGTAGTAGAAGAGGCTCTGTTAAAGTAAAAACAGTATCTCCATATAAATGGAAATTATTTATAAGAGTTTGAAAGCTACTACCTTCTGCTATTTTTACTGTCCAAATATCTACAAAATCATCAACAGAGGATGCTGTATTAGATAAAGCTGATCCTTGCCAATCTCCACTTAAACTAATAAGTTCATCTAGAACACAAACATAAGTCCCTACACCCGTTCGATAAACACTACTTGCAAAGTTATCGTTGGTTGCAGTATACTCCTCAGGATCGAAAGCATCAAAATCTACATCGGTAATATCCCCTGACGGAGCAAATCTCATGTACGGACTAGCTGTTGATAATACTAACCCATCAGACCCTATGGTAGTTGCGATATTATTAGCGTTAAGATCAGACTTTTTAAATATCATTACAGAGCTTACTTGATATGGATCAATGTATACTCCGTCATTAACAAAAAAAGTTTGCAATCCCACTCGCTGAAGAACGGTTGGTCTATTTCCCCTATCTACTAGATTGTGCCCGTTTAATTTCATTTTCTTCTCTTTTTAATTCTTCTTTAAATAATTTTAAGAACGCTGTTCTTTCAGTTCTGGTAAGCTCTTTTACATCTTTATAGGTAAACCCTACCCTATGCACAAGTATATAGGCTTCTAAAAGCAATTCATCTAGATCAAGTGTTTGATCTAACTCAGCGTAAAAAAATCGGTGCCGATAGGCAACTCCGAAATTTGGATATGACCACAGCTATCACACTTTACTTGGCCTTTTGTATCCAAACCATAATCAGAACCAAAAATATCATTCATTAAAAGATGTACATCTTTTGAAGGTAATTTTTGAATAACTTTACTAATAACAGCTTTATTATCATGTCCATCAATAGACACAACAAATCTCCATAAATTATCCATTACTTTTGCACTATTTGTAATATAAACTTCGTCTTGCACTCTGGGGAAACGGACCTTTGCGGTCTTTCCAATAGCTTCAAGAAAAAGATCTCTAGGATCTTCTAAGTCTTCTGGAATAAGTTTTATTCTAAAACTTCCTATATCGTAAGTAACTACATTTTTATTATTACAGGCATCACATATAAGATTTACACTATAATTGCTTCCAAAAGATACTTCTCTAATCTTCATTAGTAAATAAAGTTTATCAAATTGAAGAAGCTGAGTAACATCAATATTTGACACGCATCTTGTCAAAAGAATATTAATAGAGTCTTTAGTAGCAGCCTGAACGATTGCCTTTTCGTCTGAAAAATTCATAGGTCTAATTTTAATCCCTTCTGCTGGATCTTTCAAACTATAAAATTTTGATCTAGAAGGTAAATCTATAACTTCTTCTAGTTCAGAAGGTAAATTTTCTAATATGTTATCAACAGCTTCCGCTACATCAGGCTGCTTACTCAATGTTGTTTCGTTTTCCATAATAATATCCTTATAAGAGGCAAAGTCTATCTATAATAGTAGAAATGAAGATACATGTAGGAAATTTAAAATCTAAAATTGAAACAGATAATCCTCAATTACTTAATGCTTTAATACAGCTATATAGTTTTAAAATTCCCGGATCTGAATATTCTCCAAGATATAAAAGCCACAGGTGGGACGGTAAGAAAAGATTTATCTCTGGAGGGGGTATTTTTAGAACAGGCTTACTGTCTAAAGTAATAAAGGATCTAGAAAAAATTGATTGTACTCCCGAAATAACATATTCTTATAAAAAACAGATTACTCACGGTTATTACGATATTGATAATTTTTCCTTTTACGATTATCAAGAAAAACTTATAAAAAAAGCTTTAGAGTGCCAACGAGGAGTAGTTAAGTCTCCTACTGGTTCAGGAAAAACTTTAATTATGGCAGCCCTCGTAAAAGCATGGGCTGGGAAGAAGATGGTGTTATTATTCAATGCAAAACAATTACTCACACAAACTTATAAATTTCTTACTGATACCTGCGGAATTGATAATGTTGGCCTATGTTACGGCGAAGGTTATATTTATGGGGATATTATGCTTTGTACGGTCCAAAGTATCGAAAAGATCCTGGACACTCATCTTAAAGAAACTGAAGTGTTGATGGTAGATGAGTGTCATGAATTTGCTAACGGAAAACTTACCTTAGCAGCTATAAGAGCTTTTCCTAAGGCAAAAATTCGTTTAGGATTTACCGCTACACCACCAAGAGAAAATATAGCTAGATATAATCTAGAAGGAGCCCTTGGAGAAGTTTGGGAAATAGTTGAAACTTCAGATTTAGTAGAGTCAGGAAAATTGGCAAGACCTATCATTCAATTAGTTGACAGAACATATGCGGCAAGTGGGGCCGATGAAGATTTATCCTATTTAGAAGTATATGAACAATACATCATTGAAAATGATATTAGAAACAAAATAATAAGAGAGATTGTAGATGACATTAAAAGAAAAAATAAAAGAGCCCGTATCCTTATTCTTACCAAGTCGCTTGATCACGGAAGAACCCTGGAAGACCTATGTGGAAGCAACTGCGAATTCCTGGAAGGGGCTGATTCGGTCGGAGAAAGGTATAACGCTATATCTAGATTCAGAGGATGCGGAGAGTCTTCTATCCTCATTGGCACTAAAATACTCCAAACAGGGATTAACATTGAAGAAATAACCCACTTTATCAATGCCAGAGGAATGAAATCTGAAATAGCTACCTTACAAGCATTAGGACGAGCCTTAAGAAGACACGATAGCAAAGAAGTAGTATATATCTATGATTTCCTAGATAAAGAAAAATATTTACTAGAACACTCTAGAGCAAGAAAACGACATTATCAAAATGAGGGACATGAAGTTATAATTTTATGAAAAATCTAAATCAAATGAAAAAAGATAAATATGTATTTACATCTAATGAGAGATCAAAAATTGATTCTTTACTAGAAGATCTTAAGTTTATAAAAACAAGAGAAATTTCAGAAGAAGGCCATAAAAGAATATTAAATATTTATAGAGAAATTTCTATTCTTAAAGAGCAATATACTCAAAGATTTATAAATTTGTTAAAACAAGGACATATGATAGATTAGCTTTTCTTCTCGCAGCAGTCTTCGCTTAAAACGACCTTTTCTGCTTTGCCCTTCTTAGCCTTCCTCATTCCCTCCATACGGTCTCCCCAGTCTCCACGATCCATACCGCGCATTCTCTCCATAATCGCACCACGGGGGCTCCCAGAGCGTCCACGGTCCTTTCTCATGTCATTGACCTGCACAAGGAATAAAAATCCCACCATGGCAAGTAAAATGTTCTCTTTCGTTAAGTATTTCATATTAGTTATCCAAGTTGGGAATTGTTATATTGGGGTTTCCCATTTTTAGTTTAAGACCCCAGTTTTCCATATCTCTCTTGGTCCATTGGTCTTCCAACTTTCCTTCCAGCATATCTAGCTTATAATTAATATTAGTAAGCTGAGTACTTATCCAGACCACCCCTCCACAGAGAGCGAGTACCATACCTAATGGCATTAGTGTGTCCTTTGTTATAAATGTTTTTTTATCTTGTGTCATTAGGTTTTTCCTTTAATTTATCCTCTTACAGGTGAATGTAGAGCCTTTATTCATTAAAACTGTATTGTCTCCATCTAATTTACAGGTATAGTTATCTGCTGCACAATACCCCACCCATTTGATCATTATATCATGAGGATCTATATTGGTTCTGATTCTCTGTAACTTATCAATCTTTTCTATCTCAGTACCTCCTAGACCATCAGTTTGTACTATAGAAGTTGTAACATCAGTTGGGCTGGCCCCAACTACAATACTTCCTTGCATCTCAAACTCATACCAACCAGCGTTAGCTATAGTGAAATAACTTTCAGTAGAATCCCAAGTTATATTGTGGGCAGCAAGTTCTGTAGTTGCTTGACTGGATCCTGAAGCAAAATAATATGGAGTAGCGGTATTCTGTCCATCATCAGCAGTAACTTCAACAAAAGACCACGGAGGGGGAACTGGACAAGAGCTTACTGTAATAGAAGAAGAATCTAGTTGGACGCTGGCATTGACATGAGAACTAAGCGAAGTCCCTACAGATAAGTCTCTAACTAAAATATCATTATTAGATAAAAATAAATCTCCCGCAGCTAAATTCCCAATAGGAACATCACCGATTGGAACATCTACGCCAGTTCCACAAACAACATAACCTAGACCCGCAGGAGCAGCATCTATAGTAGAAAGAACCTCTGCATTGTTTAGTCCTGATTGAGAAGTTATTAAATTATCAGCGTCTAGATTTATAGTTAAAAAATAAGGGGTCGTTGTCATGTAAGTACTCTTTAACCATTATAGTCTACTATTCATCGGAATCATCAAGAGGTCCTGATTTAGGTGAAATATCAGATAAAAGGTCCTCTAAATCTTTCATTGCTTCTTTAAAGTCTTCCTTACTTATTTCTTCTTCAGGCTCTGCTGGTGCCTCTTCTTCTTCTTCTTCAGGATCCTCTTCCATAGGATCAGGCTCTTGTGGAGTTTCCTCCCCTTCTTCAGCTTCTTGCTCCCCCTCTTCTTCCTCTATAGAATCCTCAGAATCTTCGTATTCTATATGAGTTAAAGTTTCTAAGCTATCTTCTACATCAGCAGAGTAAGAATCATCAGACCATTGGTTGATTAACTCTTCATCTTCAAATAAAGAAGAAATATTAGCTGATTCAAAGATAAGTTTTAAACAATCATTAACATCAAGACTTTGAACTCCTGATTTCCCTTTAAGGATCTCAACAAATTCTCTAATAACTTTCTTTTGTATAGATTTTTTAGGAGAAACTCTTGCAAGGGTTTCTAAAACGACTACCTGAGTATTAATAAGACTCTTAAAAGAAGGAACTTCTTTAAGATTTTGAACATTAATACCGTATTTTTCATTTAAAATTGAAAGAAGTTCTTCTTTTACAGGCTTTTTCATCTCAAAAAGAGTAGAAACATATTTTTTAATATGTACCTCAGGGATTTCAACACTCTCCGAAATCATTAAAGAGCTTTCAATAGCCTCTCCTAAGCTTTTTTTACTTACAAAAGCTAAGTAAGGAACTTCTTCTATGGCTTCTCCTAAACTTTCCTGAATTTTATTATGATTTTCTTCATAGAGAAGACCAGCTAAAGCCTTTACTTTCTTGCTTGTAGCCCAAGAAGCATTAAAATCACTTTTAGACTCTAATAATTCCTTTTTAACAAGCTCTTGTCTACAAATCATTTCGTATATTGATTTATTATTTGTATCTGATACTCTGAAGGTGCCTGACTCCTCTAAAGTAATATAATTAAGTCTTTTGATATTAAAAGCTTTAGCTACCGTATTAGATAATTTAATACCATTTACTATTTCAGGAATCTCTAAAATAGAATCTGAATTCTCTTGTAAGAATTCTGCGATATCAGGAGCTAATTGAACGAAATTATGAAATTCAGGTGTAGAAAGAATATCATTTGAATCATTAAACTTAATACTTTTCTCTTGAAGTTTTCTTCTAGTAGTATCAAATTTAAATCTACTTTCCCAACTTTCTAAAATATCAGAAAAAGAACTCTGTGCATTAGGGAAGTTGTCTGTATACAGGGACTCTACAAATAAAGAAATTTTATTATCAATTAAATTATCAAATTTATTTTCATCTGAATATAGATCAAAGTCCTCTACAACAATAAAATCAAATTTTATGCCATCCTTAAAAGAATAGTCGCCAGAGACGATCTTTTTACTTTCAGTTAAGTAGGATACTCTTGCATTCTTATCATCAATAGAAAATAAAACAGTATTTTCTCGTAACGATCTTCCCAAATAATCTCCTAATCTTAAGAGGTTACTTAGCTTTCTATCTCTATTTTCGAATATATGATCATACATCAGTCGATTCCTTTAAATTAGTATAAATTCTTTTTAGAATTCTAACCTTACTACTATCTAGGTTTTCTGTGAGCATTATTTTTCTAAGTCTACTTATTTTTTTATCTTTAGACTCTGGGAGGGGAGGAGGCTCCCCTCCTCCTGCACCATTTTGTAGATTATCCTGTTGGGCTGCTAATTGCTCTTCTCCCACAGCCGCGCTTTCATCTTCAATAGCTTGAAGTGTAGTTTCTATTTCTGCATCTGACATATGGTAATATTCTTTATATATCTGTGATTTAGGAAATAAGTTTAAACCAACGACTTGCTGAACTACACCCGCTTTTTGAGCATCAATATCTAATTTTCTCTTAGTAAACATATCAGAAGGATCTGGTAATTCAATACGAAGATCCTTAAGCATGGTTTCAGGGAATCCTAATAATCTAAGGTGTTTTTTAGCTAAACTCTCTAATCCAATTTCTATACTGTGCTGAACTCTAATAATAGTTCTAGCAAATTTTACATCTAATTGAGAGAGATTAGCTTTTCTCTCAGGAGACTGATCTTTTTCTACGATATAATCTTTGGGGACTTTAAGAACGGCAAGCAATTTATCTCTAAAGTACTTAACATCGTCAACTTCTCCCAGATTTTCTGCTCCTCTAAGAGTTTCAATTTTTGTCCCCCCTCCTTGTCTTGTAGGAACAAAGAAATCCTCATCCATAGAAAGCGGGTTGTATCGTTCATCGACTGATCCTTGTTGTTGGTTGTAGTATTTTTCTTTTTTGAATTTTTGCTTTAATTTTTCTATAAAAATCTCAGCCTTATTTGTAGGTAAGTTACCTACATCTACATAAAAAATACGCCTTTCGGGTGCCCGTGCTAATCTATAGATAATCATAGCATCTTCCATCATCTTGAGAGAACGGAAGATTCTAACTGCCAAGGCTGCAATAGACTTACCATAGGGATAAAAATAAGGGTCTGAAGTAAATAATCTAAAATGAATAATTTGGTTCTTATCTAAAGTAACATACTTAGCACTCTGCATGGCTTCACCCTGTAAGCCATAAGCACTCCAATCTCCCTTGTCTGGGATTTCCTGCAAAAAGTCCGTTAAATAGCCATACTCATTCTCTACTCTCAATATAAAATGAGGATTTAGAATTTTTAATCTCTGAATTCCTCTATCAGGATGATTAACATCTGTTATAGCCTCACAAAAAGCATCTCCATACTTAACAGTATTCCTCACAATATCCCAATAATATCTATTTAATTTTATATCTCTAAATAAGTTTTGTATAGTCTTTTGTACTTCCGTATGATCAGATAAGACAGTCCAGCGTTCCCCTTTAGTATTTCTTTGAGTAGCATCATCAGAATAAATATCAAAAGCAGCCGCAACCTCTGGATATTCATCCATAGATTCATATTCTTTATATCTTTTTTGTCTATTACGCTCTAATTCAGGTAAGGTTACTGGTCTAGTAGAATTTAAAGCTGCCATACCCGCAGGACCAGTAGGCTTAATAGTGTCTGCCTGTGTTACGGTATCTCCTGCAAGAGGAGCAGGTTCTACTAGCTGATCAACCCCGTTGTCATCTTGTCTAGCAATATAAGGAGCCGCTTTAGTGGCAAAGAATCTAGCTAAAAACTTCCCTAAGCGTCCTGTGGGATAAAAGTATGCTCCAAAAGCATTAGGAGTTCCCCCCCAATCTGTCTGACCAAATTCATCAATTCTTTCTGGATTTTTTAGTTTTTCATCAGCCATTTGATATCTTCCTCAGTTACTCCACCATAAGTTTTTACATGTGCCTTTTGCCTAGACATAGCTGCTGCTAATGGTTTATCTCTCTCTTTATTTAGTCCAGTTGAAACCTCTATCGGATCAGATTCAGATAAAGTAAAGAGAATATGAATAGTTAAAGCTAAACTCATAACTAAATCATCGTTTTTTCCTGTATCTGCCTCCGCTTTTCCGCTATTATTTATAATAAAAGTTAATAATTCATCCACCGTTCTTTTAGAGTTGATTTTAACAGCATTAATTCTAATAAATTCTTCCATTCTCGCTAATAAAGTTTCTCTATTTTTATTACTGACCTGTACTCCAAAATCTCCGTTGCTCTCCATCCAAAGATTTTCATATTCTAAAACATTAAAAAGCCAATCAATTAAGTTATTCCCTATAGTATTTCGTTCAACAATTACATTAGCCAAATTATAATAATTTCCTTCTGTAGCTATAATTTCAGCAAAATCATTGATAGGTGTTTTATTAGAATAAAACTCAGCTACCTGTTCTCCTGTGTACCTGTTTATAATATGAAATGCTGAATGATCTCTATCTCTACCTAAAGCTACATCTACTCCTATTACATAATCATAGTAGGGCTCTGGTTCTTTCCATACTCTCATTCTATTATTATACTTAATATCGTAATCATCGGACTGATTTTCAACAAGCATCTTAAGATTTTCACCATCTACATAGGTTGATCCTGTTCCTAAAAACTCACATTCATATTCTTGCAACCATTGACGCATGGGCATATTCTTTTTAGTAGTTTCTTCCCACTTATCAACAAATACTCCTTTTTTCTCCATCTGAGCGTATAACTTATCAAACCCTTCTTGTCTTTTATACTCTGGGTGACTTTCCCAGTTAATATCAATTGCATGAAAAGAGTTCTCGTTGTTCATAGCCTGAATATATTGGTTATGATACCAATTACCTACTCCATTAACTGTGGATAGAACAAACACCCTACCTCCCGTAGAAATAATGGGATAAACAGCAGCCCAAATAGTATCAACAAACTCAATAAAAGCAGCCTCATCAATAATCAACATAGATCCCGCCAGAGATCTACCTGATTGTTTACCAGAGGGTCTTGATTTTATGACGGAAGTACTCTTAAGTTTAAAGGTATGCTTATTACTTTCCTCTACTCCTGGCTTTAGGAACTCAGGAAGTTCTCCATACATAATCTTAATTCGTTCCAGTACCTCGGTAGCCTCTACATCCCCCTTAGAAAGGATTACAATAGTTTGGTGCTTCTTGAATAAAGCCATCCACAAGGAATACGCAGACGCTATGGTAGTACATCCTGCTTGCCTAAACTTCCTTAAAATATTGAATCTATTATTCTCTAGATTATGTACAATATCTCTCTGAAATGGGTATAGATCAAAAGGCACAAGCCCCCGCATTGGGTGTATAACTTTAATATAGTTGCAGAGGAAGTACATCGGATCTTCCTTACATTTTTTAAATTCTTCTAGTAATTCTTGTGCTTCCATAGTCTATTATATTATATGTCGGATCAGAAAATATATGCATTTATTTGTACAAGAAGTAAGCAGCTTACTGATATAACGCAAAGGTATTTACAGTATTTAGCCCTTTCCTCAGTAGAAGTAAAACTAATAGTAGGACAATCCTCTATTTTTGGAGGATATCTTAAAGCATTTAAAAAAACTAATCCTAATCCTGATGATATAATTATTCTCTCACATGATGATATTCAAATAAGATTGCCACTTCCTTCTTTAAAAGAAGTTTTAACTAAAAACATTAAAAATGATACTGGTTTTGTGGGTCCTGCTGGTACTACTTATCTGGGAAATGATTCTATTTGGTGGAATCAAGCAAGATGGGGTCAAGGTTACCATAGAGGAGAAGTTTTTCATGTTACAAAGGAAACACAACAACTAGATAAAACTGTTTATGGAAAAAATGGACAAGTAGTTGTATTAGATGGTTTGTTTTTAGCTGCAAAGGCTAAAGTATTAGAAGATGTAGGGCTAGAAAAACCAAAGTACCTAGAAGGAGAGTGGGATTTCTATGATATTCACTATACTTATTCTGCTCATCAGAAAGGATATATCAATAAAACAATTCCCCTCTCTATAATACATCATTCAAGAGGAGAACTCGCTGGAAGGGACTCCTGGCATCGCAATAGAGAACTATTTATTAAAAAAAATGAAAAGGAGTTTCCAATAGTATGTTAGATTTATTATTATTTTGTTTAGTCGTGTTTGGTACTGTTAATATTATTACAGTATCAAAGATAGGTGCCCCCTGGAGAAAAAAGGCTTCTGAAATAAATACAAAATTAGGAGACCTTTTTCATTGCCCTATGTGTATGGGCTTTTGGGTTGGCTTAGTACTTTCGTTCTGGAAGTCTCCAACGGATTTTATACTCTTTGACGCTATTTTAGGATCAGCCGCTGCCTGGATTATTTATTGTATCACTTGGAGCTTGGCTTTAAAAGATCCTCGTCTGTAGTCAGCAGCCGTTTTTACACCTAGCACAAGGTCTTAACATATATTTTTTAGTAACTTTCATCCATTACCTCCTGTCATAAGTTTACCATTCGCCATTCCTGATCCTGTGTCTTCTAATGCTACATTAGTAGCTACTACTCCTGCTCTTGCGCTAAATCTACTTGATAAATAAGCATCATTATTTAATTTATCTAAAACCCCCGCTAACCCCGCGAAGGAGGTAAGAGTATCCCCTATTTGAGTACCATCTCTATTCCAAAATTGTAACCTGAATTTAGTTAGTGCAGGCATTTGCCAACAGGTCACAGTAACATCATTACCAAGTGAGCCTCCAAAGCCCCCATCACTTTTAGCTGTAAAAGTATAAGCTATATCCCCATCATTTCTATAGACTACTCTATAGGCATCTGACTCTCTTCTTCTTACCTCGTTGGTTCCTCTAAGAGGAGTTTTCACTCCTTGAGGAGTAGGATTATAAAACTGCACCTGTCAAGATCCTCTTCCATATTGCCCATCTTTAAGGGTGTTTTGGACATTTACATTACCATAAGTTAGGAAACAACGAACAAATGTTCCGTTAGCTGTTGTATCCGTCACTTCCGTTACCATATTGGTAATATTAACAGCCGAGACTCTATCTCCTATCCCTAAGACCAACTGTGCAACTCCATTATTAGGTTGGGCGATGTCTCCTAACATGCCAGAGCCATCAATCGCAGAAGCCCCCCCATCGACCATACCGCTAGGACCTGTAGGAACATTACCAGCCATACCAGAAGGTTCTAAGAGTATTACATTACTCCTAGAATCGCCACTACCAGCACTAGTAGCAAGGTTAACAAAATTACAACTTATTTCTGCCCCTGTGGAATCTGTTAAAGTAACTCCCGAAGTGAAGGTACTTTCTACTAAAAAGGTTTTTACAAATGGTCTGTATATTGTTCTCATGATAATTTCCTAAACTTTTCCTTGCCAGCCAGTACCACCTTTGCGTTTTTTCTTTCTGGCTGCTTTTTTAAATCTTTTTCCAAGATTGTATTGGGGACTTCCCACAGGACAATCAGGATTAGGCATTGGAGTGCATCTACCTGGACGCTTTACGGCTCCCTGCATCCAATCTTTTTTCTCTACGATCTTTTCCCCTTCTAGTCTTCTATATTGTCTTCTAAGTTCTTTAGCTTCTTCAGAATCTTTTTCACCCATTTTAAGTAATTTCATATGCTGTAAAGCTATTTCTTGCTTCCTACTTACTGGGGATTGTTTAATCTTTCTAGTTTCTAGAATGTGTTCTTTAATACGGTCTGTGTAATCCACTATTTACTTCTCCCACTTTCTTTTTTTTCCTAATCCAAATATACTAGCATCGTACTTCCCTGCTCTTTTAGGTCCAAGATTTATTTGAGGATGGATTTTTTCTCTTCTTTTCTTGGCTGCTTTAACATCAGCTTGAGGAGCGTTAGATTGTGACCCTCTGCTAGGAATCTTCTCCTTTCCTTTAGCATAAGCTTGTGCAATCTCAGTTTCAGCCCATCGAGTGGTAAGTGGTCCGTGCCCCTGTTTTGCCCTAGCTATTGCTCTAGGCCCCTGTGCAGCAGCAGCCCTATTATAAGCAGCCGCCCTTCTGTTTTCCCTATCTTTAAAATTTCCCATATACTTTGCTTCTAGTAAAACATTTATTAGTCGATCTTGAAAATTCATAGTGTGCCTCTGTATTATATAGCGTAGAAACCTAAGTTAGGACTTGCGATTTTTTATTTTGGACTCTTTTCTAAAAAAACTTAGAACACTCTTTCTAATTTTCCTGAATTTTATCCAATATTTTGGATTTCGATTTATAAAACCCTTATTTTTTCTATTCATCAACAGTAGAAGAGACACCTTCTATATCAAGGATCCAGTCAATTCCTTTAGCAACTCCGATTCCAGCACCAGCAACAAGCCCAAGCAAAACTACAAGTTCTGCTAAACTCATTCTATAAACTGAAAAAGGTGTTCTAAACCTGTCCTTGAAAAATAATGCCCATATTGGATTCATTTCTTATCTCCCTTTATCTCCTCTTCTTTCCCTTGTCCGTTCTCCACGATTCCCTTTAAAATCGTACTCAGATTCGTCACTACCAATGTGATGAGTCCCGCAACCACCGCAACATTGGATTCTGGTATGAATTTAATACTACCAATGAAGGCGAGGACGAGAATTAATAAGTACAGCCCTGCAAACTTAGCGAGGTGCTTAGAAGCAGTTTCCTTCGCGCTTTCTTTTATGAGTAATTCTCTAAATCTTGCATCCGATTCAGCTTGTAATTTATCTACTTCAACTCTGCCTTCAGCTTCTTTCAGCTTTAAAGCAGAAGTTACATCAATATAACCTTTTCCATCTATCATCGGTGATTGTGCCATGACTATTTAGTAAATATTTCCATTATTCTATTTGCGAGAAACCCCTCGAAAGGGGTAATACCATCTTCAACTACTGTTGGATCGTGAGGAGCTTCGCCGCTTCTTTCAAAATAATTTTTTGCATCTCTAATATCTGCTTTTGAACTATTTGGATTTTTTAGAATTGCTTTATAGCGTTTCTCAACATGTCCTTCCTTCTTTTTAAATTTATCTGTAGGAACCATATCAACTTTTTTTAATCTTCCACCAGTCTTTGACATTATTATCGCCAACCTCTATCTTTTTTCTTTTTCTTTGCCCGATCCATTGCTTCTTGTTTTGGATTTCTAGGTTTAGGGGCAGGTTTAGGCTCTTGATGTGTTTGCTTACTCTTTCTAGCCTCCTCTCCCTTCTTCTTATCTTCAGGGGTTGGCATAACTCCCATAGTTTCAACTAAAAAAGTTGTGAGATATTGTTCAAAGTTATTCATGGTTGTGTTTGTATCCATTTCTGGCCCTTATGCCTAGTTTTAGGGGATCTCTTTATATGTTTAGACTGCATTGTTGGTTGTTGTGGTCCTCCACCCCGAACTCCAGCCTCAGGTTGGTAAGAGGGGTACACTCCCCCTTCTCCATGATATGTGCCCTCAGATCCTCGACGGTCTCTCCTGTTTTGTTTGTGGGAAAATCCTTGTTTCTCCCCAGGGTTTAACCCTGGGTTTGGGGTGTTGACCCGACGATCTCGCGCTTGGAGAGCTTGCTTGGAAGGTCTTTCATAAGGTTTGCGAGGGCCAGCAGCCGCTTTTTTGCGGCGTTGGTCTCTAGCTTTTTTATACCTTGTCAGAACCTCAGGTTCGTCTACAGTTTCACCTTCCTCATATGCTGTCTCAAGTAATACATTTATTAAGTGTTCTTCAAAGTTATTCATAATATTCCTCTCTTGTATATAGAATCTTTCAGTTATATTTTTGCCTCTATGTTCATAACTATTTTTCTTTTTTATTTCCCCAATTTCGCCAGGGGGCAATGCCACCAGAGTGCGTTCCTCCAGGGTAGGGTTGACCTCGCCTTTGAGCAGCGTCTGTTTCATCTTCTCCCCTCCATCCAGGTCTGTCCCCTCCTCGTTTGTCTTGTGTGGAATGCATCCTATCTATTCTCTTTTGCGCCGCTTTATGTTTGGCTCGCTTCTGCCGTCTGACCAGAGGAGTCTCCTCCTTCTCGTTTCTTGCAAGGCGAAGAGCCTCATCATGAGCATCATTTTCTCTTGAAGCAACAAATTCCTTCCTCAACTTATTCTTAAGTTTAAGTTGAGTGGTTAATCTCTTTTTTCTTAATTTCTCGGCAGTTGGTCCTTTTTCTCCTTCCTTATCCATCGCTTTATCATATTCAGAAGCCTTCATAAAGTTCTCAGAGTTAGGATCCCAGAAACCTGGAACCTTGGTGGGCTTAACTTTACCTCCTGATTTCTCAAAAGCATCACGCTCGTCGTCAAATTTATTTAATGCTTTATTCGCTATAATGTGGCCATGTCGCTCTGGTGTCTGAGCTTCTAGTAATACATTAATTAAATATTGTTCGAAATTGTTCATAATAATCCTTATAATGGAGCAGGGGGAAGTTTTCCTTTAGCTCTTATAAGAGCTATCCTGTCTTTCTTAGCTTTAGGATTTTGAAGAGCTTTCGTACAGCCTTTTGCTTTAATCTTCTTTGCACAGGTCTTAGCTAAAGTTTTAATATCTGGTTGGGCTTGCGATTCTGTTGTGATGTGACCTTCTCGCAGTAATACATTAATTAAATATTGTTCGAAGCTCTCATTCGTAGAAGTTCCAAATTGGGCTCTCTCTCTTCTATCTTTTTCAGCTTTCTTAGCTGCATGTCCTATCTTTCTTTTTTTAGCTTCTGATTCTCCAGAGGCTCTAGAGATAGCTCTTCTTGCTGCTCTAGTTCCTCTATTCTTCTCAGAGGCTGGTCTTTCTCCTGGGATGTCCCGTTTGTATTTCATAAAGCTAGGACTATCCTCTGCTCTAATGCCCCTTGCTTTATGACCCCTAATATGCTCTATAGAACTTTTCTTAGGCGCAGACGAACCCCCCAGAGGATCCACTTTACTACCAGCAGCATGACCTTCAAATTCAGTAGCTAACTTTCTTGTTTGTCCTTCTTTTGCTTTTCTTTCAGCACCCGCAACATCCCCTTTTCTTCTAAGTCTTTGGAGTCCACGACTACCTTCTGTTAATGCGTCAATTAAATATTCTTCGAAGTTATTCATAATAATCCTTATACTGCATTTAATTCATTGAAGGGGGAACCCTTCTGCTCCTTATTCTTCTATAAGCTTTAGCCCTATTAGATATATCCTTATCCAAAGTAGAGTCTTCTTTTCTTTGTTTGGCTAAGGTAGTTACTGTACCTTTCCGATCTCTCTCAGGTACATATGCTCCTATTCCTCTACTGAGAGCCCTCTTAACTGCTCTAACTGCATGAGGTGTTCTAGTGGCTGAAGCATGTTTCTTTTCAGCTTCTGGGTCTGAGGATTTAGCGAATTCATGCGTAGTTCTAAGAACATTAGGGAGTCTCTTAGTATCTTCCATTCCTTTATCAAGTGCTGCTACTGTTCCTTTTACATTCTTCTCCCTCTTATCTGGGTCCTCTTTGTCCTTATACCTTGCTAACTGATCTTTTTCCTTTTCCTTTACAGTTGGGGCGTTCCTATCTAAATGTCCTGCTTTTACTCTTCTGATTATTCTATTTACACCCCTACTTCCTTCATTTACATCTCTACCCAGCTTTATATCCAATGTTTCTTTTGCAGCCATTCTTTTTATATGATCATACATTCTTTTTATATGTCCTGGATTATTCTGGGATTTATTTGTATTTCCCTGCTGTAAATTGTCTGGGTTTTTACCTACAGGACGAGCCTTCGGTAGGGGGAGATCAATTAAATTAGAAAGCTTTAGCCTGGGGGAATTGCGAAAATCTCGCGGGCCTCGCGGGCGTGCTGGATAATCTGAACGAGGCTTAGATTTCTTCTTATTCTCTTCTTCCAGTAATACATTTATTAAGTGTTCTTCGAATTTATTCATTATTTATCTCTCATAGAGTTATTAAACTCGGCTCTTTCAAGATCATTCTGTATAACTTCTGGATGCTTAGTATCTGTTTGAGCCATCATAGCATCTATTTTATCTTGCTTTGCCTTTTTATGTGCTTGTCTTACTGCTCTATTACTTGCTCTCTCCCTTCTAGCATCAGTCCATTCCCCTCGTTTCTGTTTAAAATTTCTACTAAGTCTTCGAAAGAAGTCACCGACTTTGTTCTCGTTTTGTCTGTATTGCGCTCTTGTACTCTTTGCCTCTAATAATACATCAATTAAATACTCTTCGAAATTTTTCATTTGACAGTTTCAGGCCATCCACCAGGACCTCCTCCAACATCCTCTTTTCCTTGATAGTATCTTCTTTTTCCTCTAGCTGTTCTCCACGCAGGAGTATCAATCATTCCAACCTCTACTCTATCAGGGGGGTCATTTTTATTGCCTTTGTTTTTTTCTCCAGCGGGAATCTCGGTACGAGGCCCCATTTGGAAGTCCTCTGGATGCCTTCTCTGACTGAGTTTTCTTAAAATTCTTTTGGCCTGAGGTTTTTGTTTGGCTACTGCTTTTTTATCTCCTCTTTGTTCAGAGCGTGCGACAGTTCTACCAACCCTCTCCATAGTTTGACCTACACTCCATCCTGTAGAGTCTCCTTCCAGTAATACATTTATTAAGTGTTCTTCGAATTTATTCATAATAATCCTCATATTATATAGGAGTCCCAAAATTAAAATAGGGGTCCCAATTTATTTATATTATTTAGGAGTCCCTTAAAGAAGACATGACTGCGTATATGGCTGGGGGGCTCTGGAACTGGAGTCCCAAAAGCGCGAACGATATATAGGAAGTCGCAAATAAATCTAGAGATAGGGGTTGACACTAGGGCATAGCTATGCTATAATAGGGGCATGGAAAACGAAATCACACAACAACTCTGCTTGGCCTGTGGTCAGGTCCTCACCCTCTCCCAACCTATGCCTGAGGTGGAGTACTGCTTCACCTGCACCAAGGAAATCGAGGCCATCAGTAACGAGATGACCGACGACGACTGGGATGCTTGGGCAGATGAGTACGAGCTAGAAGAGAAGGCAGCATATTATGGTAGCTTCGTCAACCCTCACTCCCCCTCATTCTAATGAGTGCTAGGTTCATCCTGCGAGGCATAGCATGGTACTGCATTGCAATATTGTGCTTCTTGGCCCTTGTAACTATCACCTAGTTATGGTATAATACACGCATGACACATTTTTCAACAACACAACGCAGCGCAAACTGGGGGGCAGATGTCTCCATCGGTGATAAGCGCATACGCTACGCATTCGACAACAAGTGGGCTGTTACCCTCATCTGGGGGAAGAACACCTATGGTGAGTCTAACGAGTTCGGAGAGGCTGTCTCTTATGAGGTGGCTGTATTTACCCCCAATGGTGATTTCCTCGCACTTACCCCTTACGATGATGTGATTGGGCACAGGTCATGGGATGCTGTCAAGTTCATTCTTGACAAGGTCAACGATGGCAACGCAACTGATTTGGAGCTAAACTACTAATGAACACGCTAAGAGAAAACATGACAGAGCTTGATGCTCTTTGTATTGGTGCCTTTGGGATGTCACACGGTGATATGCCAGACCTCACATTTGTAGCTGACCTATTTGATGATGGGCTTAGTGTGGATGAGGTGTTTGAGGTGTGCTGTGACAATTGGGCCAATGATGACCCACTCTTTGCTGCTGTTATGGGGTTCTAATGGAAGCTGTGTTTCTGATTATCCTATGTGGTACGATCTGGGCAATGTGCCACTTGATGCAAGACTAGGAAGACCCATTGCGGGGGGCGGCGAGTATTAGTGCGTAAGTGTTTATGTAGCCTAGACTTACGACAGCAAAATAAACAGAACAAAGGGGTTGATAATTGCGACGAGTGCGAGTATAATAGGGGCATGAAAGAAAACCTAGAAGACCTGTACCACGCAATGCTTGAAGCCCAAGAGGCTGATCAAGAAGCTAGGGGCATGATGGATGCTCCAGACTCCTTCCAGATCTCTGGCATCAAGGAAGAAGACCTGTGTGGTCTGTGCGACAGCGCAAACACTTACCTCTCCGAAGCTACACCCTACAACACCGTTCGCGTCTGCAAGGACTGTGGACATGAGGAGCATACCCCTTTTGCAACTACTAACTGACGCAATCAAGAAAGCACTCCCCCCTCTGTACAGGACAGAGGATATTCCCCTTGAGCATAAAGAGATCATCGTGCGATTCTTCAACCCTATGGGCAGCCAATCCTGGGAGATATTTGAGGGTGACGAAACCGAAGACGGAGACTGGAGGCTCTTTGGCAACTGTGACCTTGGCTTTGGTATGCCAGAGCTAGGCTATGTGATGCTCTCTGAGCTTGAGGAGCTAAGTGTTGGGCTTGGTCTAGGCATCGAGCGTGATATCTGCGTGGGCGATATATCCCTACACCCTGA